GGGGGAGGTACCACCGTGGCAGCACTGACGTTCGATCTAGAAATCTGGATCGACGGCAACGACGAGCCGGTGCTAGTGAGGGCCGACCAGCGCGACATCGCTGCCTTTGAGGTGGAGCACAAAACGGGGCTGAAGGAGGCTACGAAGACGATGCCGATCACGTTCTTCCGTTACCTCGGCTGGCATGCGATGCGCCGTGTCGGAAAGATCGATCCCGGTAAGAGCCGTCAGGAGTGGCTCGACACCGTCTCCTCGGTCGAGCCGGAGGATGAGCCGGAGGAGGAGCCGGAGCACCCTGGCAGCCCGGCAGCGTGATGAATATTCTCGTGCGGCTCAGCCTGGAGACGAGGATGCCGCTGTCGGAGCTGTTGACGTGGGAGCCGGAATCGATAGGGACGGCGCTGTTATGGCTGAATGAGAAGGCGGCGGCGGCGAGAAGGAAGTGAGCAGCACGTGGTGGCGATACGGGTTACAGGGGCGAAGGAGATAGCGGCTGTTGCCGCGCACCACCGCGCTCTCGGACCGTCCCGCGTCGTCGTGAACACCATGGCCCGCAAAATCAAGCAAGGCGTCGGCCCGATCCGGGCAGCGATCAAAGCGCGCGCCGTTGAGATCCTGCCCAGTGGCGGCGGTCTGGGTAAGTGGGTCGCTCGCGTCAGGATCACCGGTGTGGTACGCCGCGGCGCCACGACCGCCGGTGTGTCAATCCGGGCCGGCCGCAACAGCAGCGGCTGGCGCAGCGACATCAAAGGCATCGACCGGGGCAGCACCCGACACCCCACGTGGGGCCGCGCGCCGTGGCACGCCCAAGTCGTGAGGCCGGGGTTCTTCACAGACGCCGTCACCGAGGAAGGGCTCGACCAGCTAGAGGCGGCAGTGATCGAAGCCTGCGAAGAGGCGTCAGTGAAGGTGCTGTATGGCTAAGCGCGACGCCGAGCTCGACCTCATCGGCAGCGACCACACCGGCCACGCGACCAGGTCCGCCGGTAAGAACTACGACCAGTTGGAGCGGAAGCTCAACAAGTTCAACGCCTCAGCCGGGCGGCTCAGCAAGGACAGCGATCGCCGTTTCTCCAAGTCGCTCAAACGGATGGGCGACCACATTTTCCGGGTCGGCGTGACGGCCGTCAAAGCCTCAGGCAAGGTCGCGGCGCTCGGTGCTGTGGTCGCCACCGCCGCGCTGAAAATGCACGGCGCGCTCACCGTCCTAGCTAAGGCCGGTGTGAAGCTCCTGTCGTGGGCGGGCACCATGGCCGCCTCGCTGGGCCCGCTGGCGTTGGCGTTCGCCTTGACCACAGCCACGCTCAAGCTGGGCGCTGAGCAGATGGGCAAGGCCCTGAAGCCGCTAAGCGACGGTCTAACCAAGGCGGCAGAGCAGGCTACAAAGCTCGCATTCAAGGGCGTGCGGCCGCTGGCGGCGGAGTTCACGAAGGCCAACCTGCCCCAAATCTCAGGGGCGATGCAGGCCATAGCCGACGGCGCCGCGCACGTGGTCACCCAGCTTCTGAAGTGGGGCAAAACCAAGCCCGGGATGCGCGCGATCGCGGTCCTGACTGACAACATCGCTGAGTTCGTCGACCGGCTCAAGGTGCCGCTGGCTAACGTCGTGCAGTCCTTCATCACCATGTCGAGCCGCATCTCCGGCACGGCGCTACGTGAGTGGGCTGAGGTCCTCGAATGGGTGCTCGGCAAGCTGCAGACCTTCATGGACAAGATCAGCGCGGCCGATGTCAAAAAGGCATTCCGCGACGCTGAGGCTTTCTTCCGGAAGCTCGCCGCCGCGACCCGCAAATTCGGGGACGCCCTGGAGTGGGTTGCGCAGCATGAGGACACCATCACCAAGATCCGCAACGCCCTAGCTGTGCTGGCGATCGTCGCCGGCGCCGCCTCAGGCGGCTGGATTCTCGTCTTGGGCGGCGCCCTGGTGTTGCTGTCGACCTACTGGGACAAGGTGAAGGCCGCAGCCCAGCGGGTCAAAGAGAAATTCCAGGAGTTCTGGGCCGAGTGGGGTCCACTGATCACCGCGCAGGTAGTCAAGATCAAAAAGGCGTGGCAGGACCTGGTGAACTACCTCGGCCCCAAGCTGCTGCCGCTGATCGCTGACCTAAAGGCCGCGTGGCAGGACCTGAAACCGGCGATCAAGTTTCTGATACCGGTCATCGGCTCACTGCTGGCCGCGTTCATCCGGATAGTCGCCTTCTGGACAGGCAACGTCATAGGCGCCATCCGCCAGCTGCTCAAGCTGTTTCGGAGCATGGTCACGATGTTCAAGCTGGTAGTCACTGCCGTGTTGTGGATGGCTAAGCAGTTCCTCCGGGGCATCGCCAACATGCTCAACGCGGTCGCCGGCGCGCTCGACGCCATCGGCATGCACAAGGCGGCCGACAAGCTGCGCGTCACCGCGGCCAAGATTGAGGGCGAAGCGCGACGCATACAGCGAGCCATCGATGCGTTGCACGGCAAAACGATCAAAGTCATAACGGTGTTCAGTTCAATCGGCACAAGGGCCCGGGCCGGCGGCTCCGACGAGGTCATCCGGCAGTCACTCGACAACACGTGGTCGGCTGCCCTCAACGGCGGCACCGGCCGCACCGGCGGACCCACACCGGTGAATGTGGCGGCGCCCATCGTGAACGTGCGCAACATCATCGACGGCAGGCAGTTCGACGCCCGGATCAACGCCCGGGTGACCGACTCCGACCGCCGCAGCGCATACCGCGCCCGAGTAGGAAGACGCTAACCATGCTGACACTGCCCACCCTGCCGACACCGAACGTCACTAACGGCAACTGGGGCGATGAGATAAACGACTCGATCACCGCGATCAACGAGGCTGATCAGTTCAAGCTCAAGACATCCACAGACACCCGCACCAGCACCACCCTCACCGACGACGACGACCTGCAGGGGATGACGCTCGGCGTCGGCACGTGGCTCATTGAGGTGGGGCTGCTGGTCTCAGGTCCGGCCGCCGGCGACCTCAAAGTGGCGTGGGCATTCTCCGGCACGACCAGCCTGGCAACCCGTGCCGGCGTCGGCCCCACCATCAACACCACAGGCGTCACCTCAGAAGCGGCGGCGACAACGGTGGGCGTAAACCGGGCAGCGGCCGCCGGCAACACCGTGGCCACCATCACCTCAGGCCCCGGCTACGGACTCGACGGCACCAACTGGTCGTGGATCGTGGAGAAAGGTGTGCTCGTGGTCACCGTCGCCGGGGTGTTCAAGGTGCAGACCGCGCAGGTAGCCGCCTCTGGTACGACCACCATCCAAGCCGGCTCCTACGCCCGCTGCGAGAAGGTCGCCAGCTAGCTCATGGGCATCTACGGTTCGGGGATTTACGGGGCGGGCATCTACGGCGGCGCTGTTGCGCTGAGCTTCGTCGTCCAGGACATGTACCCCGACCGTGTGCTGCTCACCGCTACCGGTCTGGTCGGCGGCTCCACCTACAGCATCACCCGCCGGGTCGCTGGCTCCGCCATTCGCACACCTGTTCGGGGCGCCGACAATCTGGCGGTCACCTCAGACGCCGCCGTCGTCGTCGACGCTGAGGAGCCTTTCGGCATCGAGCTCACTTACACCCTGACCGTCGACGGCATCGACGCCGACTCCGAACTGGTCACCGTCACCCTGTCCGGGGCCAAGGTGTCGCTGTCGGACGCGATCGCCGGCAACGCGTCTGAGGTCGTGATCCTGGCGTGGCCGGAAAAGAACTACGAGGTCCCGGCGTCAGTGTTCAAGGTCGGCGGCCGCAACATCGCTGTCAGCGGTCAGGCCGGCGGGTTCGACGCTTCCCTGGAGCTGGTCACCGAGACTGACGACGCGCGGAGAAACCTGGTCGAGCTGATCAAGTCCGCCACATCGGGCATCCTGCAGCTCCGACAGGCCGGCGGTTACGACGATGTCGACGCCTATGTGAAGGTGCTGCGTTTCGGGCCGGTGCGCTGGTCACAGGACGGCTCCGACCCGCGCCGCGTCATAGCTCTAGACGTGGTGGAGGTCGGCCCGTGGGCGCCCACGCTGAGCAGCTCCACGTTCACCTGGCAGGACGTGGCCGACGCCTACACCGGGCAGACGTGGGCCGACCTTGACGCCGACTACGCGACCTGGCTTGCTGTGGCGCAGGGCGACTTCAGTTCATGATCACGATCAGCGCCGTTGCCGCCGGCATGCTGAACGGGTTCAGCTACCAGCTACACACCCGCCTGCAGTCCTACCTCGGGGAAACGGTGCTCGCTGAGGACATTCCCGCCGTCGACGTGGTGGAGGAAGCCGACGCAACGCTGCGCGTCCCGGAACGGTTGACGTTCAAAGTCCCGGTGACCGACGACCAGGGCAACTCCTGGGTGCCGACCAGCTATGAGTCTCCGCTGGGCACGTACGGGCAAACCATCGTCGCGCAGGTAGGCATCAGCGTCGCCGCCGGCGCCGTCGAGTGGCTGAACCGGGGCACCTTCCTCGTCGAGTCCGCTGACACGTCAGGCGACACCGTCGCCGTGGAGTGCGCCGGGCTGCTGCTGCTCCTCGACGAAGCGGTGCTGCCGAACGAATACCAGCCCCGCGCCGGCGCCACGTTGGGCAGCATCCTCCGCGCGCTGATCGAGCCGGGTATCACCGTCGACCTGGACGACGCCCCAACAGACCGCGTCGCTCCCAGCAACATCACCTGGTCGGACAACCGGCTGGACAACGTCTACGGCGTCCTCGACGCGTGGCCGGCGCAGGGCACCATCACCGCTGAGGGCAACCTCGAGGTCACCGCAGTGCCCGGGGACCCGACCGTCAACGACGTGGTGTTCGTTTTCACCGACAACACCGGCGGCACCGTGACCGACTGGAACACATCGATCACACGCGACGGCGCATTCAATAGCGTCTACGCAAAAGGCCAGTACCCCGACACCGCCGGCACGAAAGCCGGGCAAGAGATCCTGGCAGTCGCCTACGACAGTGCGCAGACCAGTCCGTACCGCATAGGTGGACCGTTCTCCCCCTACCTGGTGCCGTTCGGTTACGCCTCGCCGCTGCTGGACACTCAGGCCCGGGCGAACCTGGCTGCGAGCACCCGGCTCAAGACGCTGCGCAGGACCTCCTCGAAAACGGTGCAGTTCCGCGCGGTCCCCCACCCTGGAATACAGCTGAGCGATGCTGTGCAACTCACCAGCGCACGACTGGGACTCTCCGCGGCCCTGGGTAGGGTCGAAGCTTTCACGCTGCCAGACGACGCTCAGGGCGGCGCCATGGCCATCACCGCAAGGCTGGTGGGCTGAGTGGAGTGGCACGGGCTGAGGACCTCGCCGCAGACGACCGTGGTGCAGGGCATCGCACAGGGCACCGTTTCTAGTGGGCTGGTGTCGGTCAAGATCGGCGGAACCGCCGTAGTCTGCCGGGCCCAGCGTGGCCTCACAACCGCTGCCGGTGACCGCGTGTTTGGAGTCCGCGACATGGGCCAGATCATCATCATCGGCAACCTGTTCACCGCCGCCCCCGACGCGCCCGACGAGACCCAGACACCGCCGCCGCCGCCGGAGTCAACCGTGCGCTACGGAACGACCGTCATCGCTCCCGTTGAGACCCGCAGCTATCGGCCTAACTGGGGTTGGCGCACCGACAACGACGACGTTTACCAGGGCGAATACGGCAATAACGGCAATCACAAGGGCTGCATCTTCTACGGTAAAAAGCCTGCCAGCCTGGCAGGCGCGGAGATCCTAAAGGCCTCGTTCAGGGTGAAGCGGGTACAGGCCGGCGACTTCGCCAACCGCACCAGCTCGTTGCGCAGGCTCGCCCACAAAACCCGACCTGGCGGCGACCCAACACTCATCTCGGGGGAGATCACAGGCCCCACACTGGCTGTTGGTGAGGTAGACACGTTCAACCTGCCCGACTCGTGGGGTCAGGACCTGGTCGACCGCACCAGCGGTTGCGGCGGTTTCGCGCTGTTCGACTCCGACGGCTCCCCGTACATGCGCCTCGCCGGCCGCGGCGCATGGTCGCCGTCGTTTGTTTTGACTCTTGAGTGGAAGCGAGTGAGCTGATGGGAACTACCGGGCATGGAATCCGCTACCAGGATTCGAATGAGCCGCCGCAGGGCTGGGTAGCGACGCAGCTTCTAGCCGAGTCCGTTGAGGCGGCGCTCGACGCCTACGAGACCTGGAACAGCTGGACGCCGGTGTTCACCGTCGGCGGCTTCGCAAGCGTTGGCGCCGGGTCCGTCGAAGGCTTCTACGAGCTGCGGGGGAAACACTGTCACGCCGAATTCCGAATCGAGCTGGGCTCCGGCTTCAGCGTCACCGCCGGCATCATGGTTGTGACCCTGCCGGTTCCCCAATACGGCTGGAGCGGTGATGCCTTCCTCTCGGCGCTAGGCAACTGGGTCATCCGCGACGACACCTCACCTAACCACTACGCAGGCACCATCGCCGGCTCAGGCTCAGGAGGCACCGGCGCCGTTTTCGCGGGCGCCTGGAGCGGCACCGCGCCCAACCTCCGCGTTGCGGAGGATCGCCCGATGGTGTGGGCTGCCCCGGACATATTCTCCGCAGTCTTCGACTACCGGACCGCCTAGTGTCGGGCTGGAAGGGCTCCTCGCGCAAGTGGCGGGTGATCCGCGCCGCCGTGCTCGCGCGCGACAATTACCAGTGCCAGATCCAAGGCCCCAACTGTCTGGGCACCGCGACCCAGCCCGACCACATCGTGCCCAAATCACAAGGCGGCTCGGACATGATGTCTAACCTCCGCGCCGCCTGCCAGCCGTGCAACTCCGCTCGCTCCGATAAGCCAGTTGACCCCGCACCCCTGGGGAGATGGTGACCACGCACACGCAGCCTGACCAGTCCGTCGTCGGCTACCAAGTGGACCTGGTCGCCACCGTGCACAGGCTTGAGGCCAAGGTCGACATAGCGCTCACCCAAACTCAGGCCCGGTTGGACGAGCAGGGCCGACTCCTCGCCGGCGCGCTCACCGAGATCGGCGCGCTTGAGTCTCGTGTTCAGGCCGCGGAGACGATACGCGCCGGCCTTCTGGTCCGGATCGAAACGGTTGAGCGACAGCTCTCGACAGTGATGGAGCGGCGGCCGCCGCAGTGGCCGGCGATGATGTCAGCGGTCGCATCGACACTCATGTTTGTGATGTTCATTGCCGCCTTGCTGTACCTCGGGCCGGGCGTCTGATGGCTAGAAATTGGTGGCCCTGGGTACTCGACCAGGTGGAAGCCATAGAGGATCGGTTCAACCTGATCGGCTCCACCTACGCCGGGCACGACGACACGAACGGCTACGGCGAGCGCTACGCCGCCGACTTCTGGACAACCGATAAGGCCAAGCACGACGTGCTGTTCGCATGGTTCGTCGCCAACGCGGAAAGCATCGGCGGGCTATACATAATCAGCCGCGACCGAATCTGGAACATCCTGCGCCGAGCCGAAGGCGTCCGCCACTACGAACGCGACGCCAACAATGACGGCGTCCTCAGCGCGAGCGAGCGGCACACAAACCACGTGCACATCTCATTCGACCCGAACAATCCCCCGGAGGAAGACATGCCCACTGCCAAAGAGAACGCCCTAGAGCTGCTGCGCACGGATGGCGAGATCGAGAACGTGTGGCACGACGACGGCAACGACTACCTCGTCGTTAAGAACGCGTTTGAGGAGATCGGCCGCGACGGCAACCGTATTCAGCTCGCGGTCAAGCGCGTAGAGGATCGGCAAGTGGCTCAGGGTCTGAAGCAGGCGGCTCAGGCTGTGATGCTCGGGTCTTTGGAGTCCAAGCTAGACGCGGTCCTGAACATCCTCACCACGCCGCCGACGACCGCGAGCGAAGAGGGCTACAAGGCAGACCCGGGCCCGGGCTTCTAACCCTCAAGCTGTAGTTCAGACCTATGTGGGGAGCCATGTAGGGAATCGCCAGTATTCGACACCGCGTGTTAGGTGCTGGCGTATCTTGCGGCCATGATGCATTACATGAGACAACCAACTGTGCTCGCGCAACATGTTGCCGCCGAGCTACGCGCCGAAGTGGCGCGCCAAGACCTACCCGTCAAGGTGATTGCCGAGCGCATTGACGTCGACGTTTCTTGGGTGTACCGCAAGCTCAACGGAAACAGCCCCATCACCCTGCCCGACCTGGAGCAGCTCTGCCACGCGCTCGGCATCGGAGTCGCGCAACTTGTTGCGCCTGCGCCCCCGACCGGATTCGAACCGGCGACCGACAGATTAGAAGGTACGAAACAGTGGTGACGCCGCCTATCTACGCCGCCACCCTGGCCGAGCTGCCATACGACAGCGAGGTTGTGTGGCTGCTCATACGAGCCGACCTGGAGCAGCTTTTCGACGCTGCTGCGCGCCGTTACGCGCCAGAATCGCTCCCAGCGAACTGGCATTTCGAAATCGGAAATGTCGACACCGCCCCGCTCGACGACGCCGACACGGTGGAGTGGGAGTGGCCGCCCTCGATCGGGTTCGGTTTCACCATTGACCTGAAGGACGGCTCGGTGACCATGGACCCGCTGACGCTGGAGCATGCTGAGGCGGCCGCCTACATCTCAGATCGGGTGGACCATGACGAAGAAACGTGACGCCTACGACGAGCAGCTGCTGCGCGACTACGGGCTGCAGCGTGTGCCCCTCTACAACACCCGCGAAATCGTCGGGTTCGCCGGCCTCGTCGTGGTGTTCCTCCTCGTGTGGATAGGAGCGATGCTGTGGCTGACGTACCTAAGCTCGCAGGCGTAGGGCTGGACGACATCGTGTCCGGTGACCTGGTCGAACTCCTCGACCGCTCGGGCACCCGCGTGCGTGGTGCCGTCGTCGCGCACCCCTCGCAAATGAGTGTCGAGTTCGCAGGCGATTTCCGCGTGTTCGCTCGCTACCGTCCCAGCAAAGGCTGGTACATGGCGCGCGGGCTCAAAATCGTCTCGGTGCAGCAACAGCTATGGGAGCCGCAGACATGACCACACCACCCGGCTACTACCTCGACAGCCAAGGCGTCATGCGCTGGTGGACTGGGCAAGGCTGGACCCAGCATGTGCAACCACCGCCTGCCGTGCGGCCACCCAAGGCCGTGTACGTAAGCGGTCTGACCACAGGCGCCCACATCCGCCACGGCGTCCTCACCGCAGTGACCCTCGGACTTTGGGCGCCCATCTGGCTGCTGGCCTGGTGGCTCGGCAGAAGGCGGATCCGATGAGCCTCCACCCAGCCTGGGGGACGGGTGGAGAGGTCAGCAACGGGCGCGCGCGAGCCGGCGCGCTGTTGCCTGACCCGGTAGGAAGGGGTCGGCGGTCGTACCCGCAGCACACCGCCGACCCCGCCGGGAGCGCAGTATGAGCGCTCCCGGCTTCCCGCATAAGCAGCTGCGCGCCCGGATGAGTGAGGATGCCTTCCAGGAGTGGGTGATTGCCCTAGCGAAGGTCTACGGCTGGCGCTGGTACCACACCCGATTCTCAAAGCGCTCCCCGAGCGGCTTCCCCGACCTGGTGTTGCTGCGCAACGGCCGGCTCATCTTCGCTGAGCTGAAATCCGAAACCGGCCGCGTCACCACCGAGCAGGCAGAGTGGATCGACGACCTAGATTTCGTGCCGCTGGTCTGGACGTACATCTGGCGGCCGGCGGACATGGAGAGCATCGCGGAGCTGCTCGCATGAGAGTTCTCTACGTCGTGACGTGCGAGATTCCGTCACCGGACGAGGTGGCCGAACCCCTCAAGGCGATGGACCCACCGGCGCTGCCTTACTTCGCCGGCGAGGTCCGCGTCGTCGTCGAACCGATCGCGACGCAAGTGCTGAGGTGGCTCGATGGCGACGAATGAGGAACTTGTTGCGCTGCTCGAGCTGGAGCGGGCCTTGCTGGTGCAGCGCCTACAGCTCGAACGCGCTTCCGGCATGCCGCGCTGGCAGGTGTGGCCGAATCGAAAATCCAACAGACAGGGGAGACCATGAGAACACATCAGTACGTCCGCCAAGAGCGCCAGATCGCCGCGGCCGACACCAACGGCATTCGGGAGCGGTGGCTGTGGGGCCTGCGCCTCCTACGCGATCCGAAGCGCATGCAACCGTCAGGCCTACAGCTCGTCAAGGGTGTCATCGAGGAGCTGACCGACGCCGCGAAGTCCGCCGGC